CCGTATGCCAAATAATTGACACCAGCTAAATTAACAGGAGTCGGATTTACTATGGTAGCACGCTGTGCTCCATCAACCGTCGCACCCATCAACTTCGCTATTTCCGGACTAATCAGCCTTCGAACGAACTTTATCGGCTTACCTTCAGATATTCTGCTGTTCTTCGCAACAAGAATCATCTTTCCGGCTGGCATTATCGCAACTTCAGCTTCGTTAGTAGCAACCGAAACTGTACCAAACATCTTTACAACTTCTATCTTTAGTTCGGTCAACTTTGCCTGTAACGACATGCTATAATTGAACGTACTAACTTTGGATTTATCATAGTTATCAATGGCTTCTTTTACATCAGAAGCACAAAGTAGAACATAACCATCACCATAATCCTCAACCTTATGTTTCATGGCAACGATTAAATCATATATATCCGACCCTGAACCCAAATCTTCAGGATTCAAAGCAGGGAAATACACGTTCGCACCAGAAGCATCACCAGCTATAATAGCATCGATAATCAACTTCACTTCTTTCTTATCCATAGCTCTTGTAATCGACTCTCTACGTCTTGAGAGCAAATCTGTATCAGGTGAGGCAAGAACCGCATCAACGAGCACGTATTCCAATTTGGAATTTAGACCTTTGAAGGTCATTTCCGCATCTCCTACGCCATCACGCTGTACAGTTACTATCGCACCAGTACTTACATCAAGAACTACATCGGCTGTAGTATCAAGAGCTGTAAATCTATATACCTTTTCGCCAGCCTGTGCTGTAAACACATCGGCTATAGCCTTAATTTCAACAGGAACAGGAAGCTGTGTGTTAATAGGCGAACCTATCAACGATGCAATTTCTAAAGCATAATTTCTATCCATTTTATTATATCTCCTTTTTACTTTACTACTAAACGAATATTATCTTTAATGATTCGTTTATTTTATTCTTATAAGCAAATATCTTTAATGCTTATTTTCTTACTATATATTATGTTACTTATCTTTACGATATTCTTTTGACTCTTCCTTCGGCTTTTTCGATAACTTCTTTTCTATATCTATTCAAATTATCTTCATCTGTAACTTTTGTTCCAGCAACAGAACTTGTTTCGAGATTAGCCTGTATGAGTTTAGCATCAGAGAATTTTGCATTATCTAAAAGCTCTTCATCTGAAAGACCTTTCGATAAATCTCCAAGTTCTCTTCGTCTTTTATTAATCTCTTCAGCATTGGCTTTGTAAAACTCAATCTTCTCTTCCAATGTCTTGACGATAGAAGCTTTCTCTTTCTTCATAGCTTTTATCTTCTTGGCAAGTCTTTTTGTTTTAAATACTTTCCAAGCTTTCTTCATAGCATCTTTCATCGGCATATCTTCTTCTGTATACTTCTTTATTAACTTTACTACTTCAGGTGGTAATGCAGAATCTACAACCTCTTCTGTCTTAGCTTCGACAGGAGTTTCAATCTTTGCTTCTGTTACAGGTGCAACTTCTTCGTTCTTTATTTCTTCTGCAACTTTTGCTAATATTTCTTCTCCTGCTTTTTCACCTTCTATTGTTGCTTCATCCTTTTCTTCGACTTTAGCCTCTTCAGTTTTAGGCTCTTCAGCTTTCGGAGTCTCTTCAATTTTAGACTCTTCAACTTTCTCTTCTACTTTAGGAGCTTCTTCGGCTTTTGCCTCTACGATAGGTTCGGCTTTCGGAGCTTCCTCTACTTTTGCTTCTTCTGTCTTTGTTTCTTCAACTTTAGGAGCTTCCTCACTTGCCACGACAGGTGCAACAGTTTCGGCAATAACTTCTTTTACCTCTGCTACCTCTGATTTGGCATCGGGAGTAGAAGCTACTTCAACAATATTCTCTACTGGGTTCTGTTCCATTTTTACTTCTCCTTTTGCTTCTTCTTTAATAGCAGATTTATCTATATTTAACTCGTCTGCTTTCGAGGGTATTTCTGACATTTCATTTAATTCATCTATTGATACGGATGCTTTTATCGGCTCTATAATTTCTGTTATTGTGGATAGTTTTTTTACTTGTCCATCTTTTACTATATCATAAGTAAAATTTAATCCGCATTTTATACAATTTAAGTTATACACAGTAACTTGAGAACTTCCACTATATCCTATATAATGTCCACATTGTTTACAAGAAACATGTCCTATATGTAAGAACTGTAACATATTTAATAATTCATTTGGTTTTACTTTACTAAATCCAATTGAATATTTCTTTGCACAAGAAAGACATTTAATCTCACCAGAATCTTCTTCTTTCTTTAATAGTCTCCAATTACGAGAACTACAAGAAGGACATGAAATATTAAAATCTATAATTTGGGGAGGGTATAACATATCTCCTTTATCATTTATAATAGCAAAACATTCTGAACATTTTATTTCAGAAGTCGCCACTTTCGGAGCGTCAAATTCATGCTTACAGTTTGCACATTTAATCTTAGGTATTACTATCGGTTCTGGCACTACTGGAGCAATAGGTGTTACAGGTGCAACTGGTTTCTCTTCTACTTTTGGTGTTTCGATTTTCTTCTCTTCAACAGGTTTTATTTCGACTTTTGGTTCTTCAACTTTGGGAGTTACTACTTCCTTAACTTCGACTTTTTCTTCGGTCTTTTTTACCTCTACTTTTGGTGCTTCGATTTTAGGTTCTTCTTTCTTTTCCTCTGCTACTTCTAAATTACATCTACCACATTTTTGACAAATTTTTTCGCCATGAATTATTAAATCTTCACATCGATATTTAGAAGCATAAACTAAATTATCTGTTTCTTTTTCTATATGTACTTTTGCTATTTCAAGAACCTTTGCATCAGCAAAGGCAGGTTTCGATTTAAATAATAATGCTCCGCCACCTATTTCCATACTATGTAATTCGAAAGTACCGTCTTTAAGTACCTTTCGTTTATTTTTAGGACTGTATATTTCATAAGATGTAGTTAATTTGCCAGCCTTAAATAATTTCTGGGCATTTTCCCATTCATCCTCAAAATTTGCTTTATAAAATACACCATATACTACTACTGATTCATCTTTTACTATATATCTATAATCTATATAATGACCAACCACATAATTTCTCTGATGGTCGATGTCTACAGGAGTACCTACTAAAGTTGGGAGTGCCTTTAATAGTTCTTTTTTTGGGAGACGAGCTTTGTTCAGATTCGCTTTATTGGCAAAAGTATAAACTGTTTTAAAACCAGCTAAACAAATTCTGTCTTTAAGTTTTATACCTCTTGCTTCTGCTATCTGAAATATTTCTTGCTGTTCTTTGCCTTCTTCAAGTAATTCAGTAGTAGAACTTTGTTCAAAATCAGCTAAGAATTCTTGAATTATAGCACTATTTAAAACTTCTTTATTTTCCATATAATTATCTCCCAATAATTTTATTTTTTAGTAAACTTATCTCTTAATCTTTCGAAAAATCCTTTAGATGAATCATGAATCTGACGTATTCTACTATTGGCAACCCTAAAGGCGTAAGTCTCTGCTTGTTTTGTCGAACCAGTTTTTGCTAACATATATCTGTAAGCATTATTCCAAATATTTTTCCAAGCTGTTTGTTTTGTTATTGACATTTTCTTTACATAATCTGGTAAAGAAGTTAAGGTATTATAAGGAGCTGTAATCAAATCATATTTTTCTACTGTCGCCACGAAAGCTTCTGAATGTTCTGTAAGCCATTCTTTAGCCGTTTCGTTGTTCCATTTTTTCTTTAAGAAAAGATATGATTGTATTGTAGTTGTTTTTGCTCCTTTTATTTTTCCTACTATCGCTTTAACACCTTTTGAGGGAGAAAGAGTAACTGTCCTAAAAGATTTCTCCTCAAGTCTGTTTGGTTCTATCTGACGATAACGTAAATAAGTATTTGTTTCTCTTAGTTTTGATTTAAAACCTGCGGTTTCTATATTTACTTCTTCATCGAAAGAATTTATAACATCGTATGATATATCCTCGTCTTCTTCTAATGAAGAACGAATATATTTCTGTGGGTCTCCTTGTTTATCTTTTGGAATAGTAACATCAGATTCTTTAGTATTTTCCTGTAAATCTATACCTTTGTCTTCTTGATTATTTACAATTTGAGGGTACATCGTATAATCATCCCCTAACTTGGATTCTCTTACCCTTCTAAACTTTTCTGTATCGTAATCCACACCACCAACTAATTCTGTATAAGTCTTCTTCGATAATCCGCCATGAGTATAAAGTAGACGAATATTATCTAAGAATTCGGCGGTCATAAATGATTTTACAGGAGAAGAACAAACATATAATTCACTGTTATTATATTTTATATGTGATTCATTTTTATATTTTATTAATACTAACAATTGCTTTAAAATATCTTTAAAAGAATCTACACCAGCGTTTACTTCTTGTATAAAAACTTTCGGATTAAGAGTAGATTCTCTTCTGGTATTAGAAATACCCTGAACTACATCTATAAATCCAAGTCCTGACATAATATTTCTTTCGGCTTGTTCAAAAAGAGCTACATTAAATATTGTAGATAAATCTGGTATGAAATGTTTCAAATCCTCATCAAAATTAGTTACTCTGACAGGAGTTTTTACTTGTTTATCGCCAGTGCTGACATTTTTTAATTCTGTCATTAAATCCTGAAACTGATTTGCGATAGTCTGTAATTCAGTTTGTGAATATGTTTTTCCATTAACACTAAGAGCTTCGCTACCCTTCTTAGCTAATAATAGGTAAGGGATTATCTGGTCGAGTATTTCGATTTCTTTATTTTTAAGAGACTTTATTATTTCTGCATTTTGCCAGATACCTCTGCTCATTAAATAAGGTATGGGATATTTATCATACCATCTACAATAAGGGCGATTTATAATTGCCGATTTAGAACTTATAGGCTTGTCTGATTCTCCTACAAAATATTTATAACTGTCTATTGAAAGATTATTATCCTTCTTATCAACTTCTTCTGCATGAATAGAACTACCATCGACAAAGAACATCTGTGTAGGAAGAAGCAAATCAGTATTTTCGAACTTTTCCCACTTAGCTATCTGCAATACTGCAAAAGAAGACCCTTGCCATCTTTCCATATAATATTGCTCGGCAAGTGCTTTTATTCCTATAGGAACAGTTCCCATATCCATATTAATGGTATCGAGCCATTTTTTAAATATTTCGTTAAATTTTGTACTATTGGTCTCAATAGAAAAATCTACCTTTGCACTTGATACTGCAAAATTGGTAAGTGAACCTATCAATCCTGTAACATCGTCGATAAGTAATGATTTTACTGCTGTACATTGTGCATCGAAGGTGGTAGGTATACCTTTTTTAAGTAACATACTAAATAATGCATTGGCTAAGAAAGCTGATTCCATGTTATTCTCCTATGTGTAGTTTGTTAAGTTTCTGTATTTCCTTCTGCAAATATTCTAATAAATCTTTTTTATTTTCTAATGAATAACGTATAAGTTCATTTTGTAAAAATTTATACATACCGCCCATATAATCTTCTTTTGATATTTCTAATTCTTCTTTATTATTAAGTTTTTCTTGCCATTTCTTTTTATCAATCGTTATACGAGGTTGTGATGTCCAAGAAGAAACTCCAAGACCAGCATTTTGTGTTAATTTTGGTGTGCTGTTGAAGTCTTTTTTCAACCAAACACAAATAGAAAAAACTTTCATTGCGTCAAATACGTGGTCGCCGTCCTCGCTCACACAAGCATAAATTGTACGAGTACCGACTGTTCTGGAAATTACACTATTTATTTGCTTTTCTAATTTAAAATCTGTCGGCATTAATATTCTTCCGGCATATAAAAGAGTTTTTAGATGTCGAACACTCCACTCTGACATAAATTCATCAAGTGGGATTGGATTTCCTTTTTCATCTCTTTCGATTATTGTTATTTCTTTTCCATCTATAATCTTTGTTGTTTTTTTCCAATCGACTCCAATTTTTTCCGTACCAGAATAATAAACTAAGTTTTCTTTAGGATATTTCTTTTCAAGACGACGATATATCGCTCGACCAGTTCCGTCTCCACAATCCAATCCAATTACGTTTGCCTGTAGTTTCTGGATTAACCAATCGAATATTTCAAATTGTTCGTCATCTTTTAAAGAATAAAGAGCTATGCGGTAAAGATAATGATATTTATCGCCAATTTCTCCAAGAACAACAAGCTCGCTTCCGCCAGCTCCGTCTCCTATATCTGAACCGATAAAAATCCGATTCACATTCTTGGGTCGTTCAACTACTATTGTATTTTTAAAATATGAAAATGTTTCTTTTTTAATTTCAAAAGTTTTTAATTCTATTTTTTTATTTATATATGGTTCAATTCGGGTAATATCAAATTCACTAATTCCATCTTCACAAACTTCTCCATCAACAAAAACTCTATAATTTAATGAATCTGCACCGCCGTATTCTTTTTGTCTATCTTTATCTTCCTTGTCATCAAATGTCGGATTAACCGATTGAGGAAGATTTAAAACTTTATTTTTGTTTTCCGGGTCATAAAATGCCTTACCTGCTGGTGTAAATCTTGTAAAATTTGTCATACCACTTAATCTAAGCACTGCACCAAGTTCTGATAAAGAATCTTTTCTTTTATCATAAGCTGTATTAGTCTCAAGTGAATGTTCTTCAATCCAAAGTTTACGAACGTGTTTGCCAAACCACTGTCGTCCGGCATCCTTTGATGCTACGTTCATATTAATTCCTTGAAGTAGCCATCCATTCTTTGCTTCCAGCTCATATTTTGGGGAAGCACGAAATCTTCTCTTATACATATGTAAAATCGGATGAAATGAAATAGCTCTTGTAACTACATCAAGTATGTCCTGTAAATGTATTGCATCCGCCGAACTAAACCCACACCAGCAATTTGCATCATGAAGCATAGATAAACAAATATCTACTTTTTCAGTAATTAGCGACTTTCCAAATTTTCGTCCGCCGTAATTATATAAATCTCCAGCACCTTTACGAAGTTCGAAACGTTCTTTTGGATTAAGACCTTTTACTTCAAAATCTATAAAAGGTTCTGAAGAAAGCATAGGATATTGATACATTCTTAATTCAGAAAGATTGTTTTTAAACTCTGACAGATTATCTAAACAAGAAAATAGACTCTCCGACAAACAAACTGGTGTGTGCCAATTTTGCATGAACAGAAGTTCTTTCTCGTTTATTTTTTCTGTTATCATATATTTTTCTTTTTGAATTACATCGACAATCGGGCGAGAATATACTTTACTTGGAAGGGGAGTTCGGTTTCAAGTATATTTTGTTTTCAAGCCAATCTATGTGCTTTTCTGAACAACCGAGCACTTCGGCTACTTCTTTTTTGGAAATTTTATTTTGTTTATATAATTCCCATAATTTTTTATTTGCTAAAACTTTTGATTCGAAGAACGGATGTTTCATGGTTTCCCAATATTCCGCTTTCATATAAAGCAGAACCATCTTCGAGCAGTGTGGACAAGCAAAACTTCTGTCTTGATTCTCTTGACACCAATTTTTAAATTTTTCTTCTAATTGCTGAATATATTTAAAACCGTCATCACCTTCTTTATTATTTATTAATCCTAATTTTTCTTTAAGGGCGAGAACTTGTTCTAAATTCTTATTCATTGCATCGACGACATATGTTGGAATAGCTATATCTTTTTTATTTTCTTCTTTTAATGTTTTATTCTTTTTTTCTATTGAAACTTTTTTTGCTTCTATTTCTACTTTAAAACGTTCCTGCATTATTTCACGATATATAAGTTCTTCCAATAATTGCATATCGGAAAAAGCTGTAATATGATAAATTGAACAGTACTCGTCAAATTTCTTTTTACCGGAGTACTTTTCGGATTTACCTAATCCCACGCCCTGATATTCGTACTTTGCTTTTTCTTCAGCCATACTTTTTATATTCCTAATTTTTAGATTAAAAAAAGAGACCTTAAATTAGGTCTCGGTTAAATTTATACCGGATTTTGTTCTACAAAATA